GCCACGGGATGCGAGAAACAACGTCAACAGGATTGTAGCACCCTGCAACACAACAAAAACAGCTAAGACGGTAAAAAGTGAAACTTGTATCCTCACACCCCCGTGACGCGCACCCTAACGGCACCCGACTTATCAAAATTTACATTTTTTTGGATTTATCTTAACTTCAACCCAGTGCAAATCTTCTTATTCTTTCGCCGGACGGCTTGTTGTACTTGGTTAGTGGCCACTCTACTGCGCTAACCGTATTTTGTACGGCGCAGATTGCTTGCTAGTTTTGCCTTTCATGTAATATTACGCAATAGTGTTATAAGTGGTAATACTATCGGACATACATGGTTAAGTACACACTAACTGAAGCATTGAAAATAATACGCGAGATAAACAAACAGCACCCAATCCTAGTTGCTGTTTTTACAGGAGATGATATGTCAACAATGGAGGAAATAGACCACATTGTTACTAACGGTGATGCAATACAAATAGGCGTCGAAGCTCCAAGATTAATTTTTGATTTAGAGTTAGGTAACGAACTCTACGAGTGATTCCAATGCCCGCTACGCATAGTTTTAGCCTAACGCCAAAGGCGTCTAAGTTTGTTCGCTTCAAAAGGTACCCTAGAAACCTAGGGGGAGCAAGCAAGATGGTATCTGATGCTATAGAATGGTACTGGACGGAGAACGTAGTTACAACGGGGGCTGTTGTTGATTCTGATAACTACGAGCAAGATCCATTGACGCTTGAATGCGTCGCATGTGGGGCAAAGCATTACAAACGAGAACTAAGGGTTGTAGGAGACCTATTGATGAACATTAAGGGGCTGCAAGAGCATCTAGCAGTAGCCTACGCAGAGATAGAAGAACTAAAGAACCGCAAGATTAGGGATATAGTATGGTCGAAGATAAGTGGCTCAAAATAATGGAAACCGTTTTTGGCCTGGTGAATGAAATTGACCAGGCATTGAACGAGGTTGACGCAGAACCAGAGGACAGCCTGATTATGGATGACCACGGCGAGCCCGATGACTGGACAGAGGAGGAGGAAGTTATCAACGATCTTGAAGTTCTGGATGTGTGCTTAGTTTGCGGTACGTGCACCAGCGACCTTCAATATCACCTTAACCATAACATTGAATGTGCGCAAGCCCTACGGTACGTCTGATGCCGAAGCCAAAGCCCGACCAAGTTATACGCCATGAAATAGTATTGTCTAGACCGCTTCAGGAAACAGTTGATGGTCTGGTTGGTTCTGCCCAATTTAGAAACATTGCAACACCAACAGTGGATCTTATGAAGGACGTCAGCGGTATGGCGGTGTTCTTATCTCTGGTTGCAGCGTTAGGATTGACTGGCGTAGGATTTAATTTAGTTCTGTCAGGTCAGGAAGAAACCGCAGAAGAAGTAATTCAATTATTTCTCAATCAAAGCAAATTAGCCAGAGTTGGCAGAGGAGTTGAAACTTTAGGTAGTGCTGCAGGATCTGTAGCAAGTGGCATTGATTCGGGAATTAGCGATTTTCTTGATTCTATACTATCAAGAAACTAAAAAAAAGGTCTCAAAGGTGGGGTATTTGATGCAAATTTATGCTAAATCAAAGGCAAATATTGGACGGTTTACAGTTTGTGGATTTCCACCTGTAAAACTAAACGTTGATGGCTGACTTGTTCCACTAGTAAGATTTGTACCTCTGACGGCATTAGATTGATTAGTAGAGCTAATATTAGAAGTCGGCAAAAATCCTAGGCATGATTGATTTGAAATTGCTTTAACCACAGGAAATACGCCTGATCCTACGTAAACAAACCAGAATGAATAATAATACAGTGTACCTGCAACTAAATCCTCAGATTGTGACGAAGTAGGAGCGCCGGTCACACTACCTGAAGAATTGCCATCAAATTCTAATTCAACAATTTTTGAGTCAGGGTAATTATTACTCCCGGCTTTGTATATAGCAACGTAAATTTTAGTTCCTGACTCTGCGGTTGTTTCTATTCTCATGTGTCCCTTGTCAATTTCCCCATCCACAGGTGAAATAAATGGAAATGCCGTAGGTCTTGTGTTTAGTGTGTATTGTGCTGATACGTTTGACGTTGATAGAGCATAAGGTGCGTAATTGCTTACAATAAATTTGTCATAACTAGACGGTGTGGCGTCAGGAAAATCCTCGGTTGGTAGTGGTACGGTAAAGGCAGTAGAACCGCCACCACCACTTGCGGAAACTGTAACTGCGCCAGTAGATCCGCTTAACGTAATGTTAGTACCAGCGACTAGAGAAGTTACCCCGTCATTGTTAATGGTGACTTGGTCGGTTGCACCTGCCACAGTTGAAATTGCCGTACCTCCTGTAACAGTCAAACTCCCTGTTCCGTTTGTCGGTATGGTTTGGGGGGTTCCACTATCAGCGGACAAGTCAAACGACTGCGTCGGAGTAGATGATGACGCGCTAACAGTTACAGCACCCGTTGATCCGCTAAGTGTTATGTTTGATCCCGCTGTAAGAGAGGTTACGCCACTGTTAGTAACGGTGACGGTATCCACAGGGCCAACAGCCGTGTCTATTCCCGTGCCTCCCGCAATTTTCACTGTGTTACCGTTAGTTACAGTTTCTGCTGAACCAGTGTCCGCAGATAAGTCAAAGCTAGTCATTCCTCCGGAGCTTGAAGTTAGCAAGCCAGTCCATTCCGATTTACATGTAAGCCGCGCTAGTTGCACCAATACAAGGCGCCTTAGTTCGTCTTCGTTGTGGAGCTCTATGCTTAATGGATCTCCCGTGGCTTCCATGTCACTAAACGTAACGTTTTCTAAATCCTTAGTCTGTAGATTTCTGTATACACGCGGGCTTTTTTTGCTTGCATCAGGTAAAGGTGGACTCATAACAACCCATCCCACTCTTGTTTGACCGTTAGCCTAGCCAGGTTAATGAGAATCAATCTCCTGAGTTCATCTTCGTTAAGCATTTCAATGTTGATCGTGTTTCCAACGTCTTTCATGTTGTCATATGTTACGTCTGCAAGGGTTAGATTCTGCAATAAGGTGTATACTCTAGGGCTTTTCTTTGATGCATCTGGTAGTGGCATGTAATCACCCAAGCATACCCAACAATGCAATTAATAGGAAATCACCGACGTATGACATAGATCCTAGACCAGATTGTACGGGTTGAGCAGGCATGTAAGTACCCGGTCTACCCATTTCCCCCGGTAGAGGCCTAAATGTCGAACCTGATGGCGGTGGTAGGCTGGGCCTGTATGCCCCTGAACCGCTTAGGGCGTCCTGTTGTTCTTGTGTAAGCATTGCCCTACACCTCATAGTTGCTTCTTACGCATGTTGACAATTCTAGATATTGCGTCAGCGTCCTTCATGGATATTGCGCCAGAGGTAAAAAGTCGCATGGCTGTAGATTCCACGCGATCCAAGGCCTTTTTTTTCTGCGTCTTTGTCTTGTACATTAGAACACCTACGCATTCGTTAGGAATTGAGCCTTAAAGTTAAGAGCTACTGGTATGTTATACGACATCGAGAAGATCGGCGCGTTATCTGCGGGATCTGACAGAGGGACAGCACCAACGACGTTACCCAGAGCATCAACTACGTAAGCCCCCATGGTTTCTATTTTGTCACCATCTATTGAGCTGCCAAAGGCCTTGACAATTGTCTGCCCTTGTAGGGTGTCACCAATAGAGTTGCTAGTCTGCAAATCAAGCAATTCGTTTGTTGCTGCGCCACTTGGCGTATCAACAAAGATTCTTGATACTCCTTGTGCGGTGTAAACGCAGATTGCCGCGTTCCTTGCGCTGTTTGTTAGAGTCAATACTCTAATCTTGTCTCCGGCCTTTAGCTGGTACGGCGCGCAAAGCATTGGGACTTCCTGACTAACCCCTTTGACTGAAACAGGAATAATACTGGCAACGAGCCCCTGACTTAGTACATAGGCGTACGATATCCCATTATCGGCCTGTATGCTACCTGCTACAAGCACTTTTCCGGGCGCGTAGTCTCCGATGTTCTGCGCCGATACGGTGTAAACTGTGTCTGTCGTTAGATCAGACTCCGTGCCCTCTGCAATTTCTGCTTTGAGGGGAATGTTTGTGCCATCTGAGCAAACAAGGTTTCCAACTACTGTGTTAGTTGCCATAAAATCACAACCTCACTCCGAGACCTAGAGGCTTGATAACCTTGTTAGCCTCCCTGAAAGGCATTCTCATGACCTTCCTAAACACCTTTGCGCCGGCATTGAAGGTTAGTGCCTGAATCGCCATGTTAGCAGCGTTAGCCCGTGCGTTAGAGCTCATTGTCATGTACGCGGAGGATGGGTTCTGCAGAATGTCGCCCAGGGTAACTGCCGGGCCTCCTGTCGCGTATGCACCTGATGACGTGAAAGTATCCGCGCCACCTGTAATCATACCTACGGGGCTGGTACCTGCGATCCCCTGCGTTAGTATCGCTAGATTTCCGTAACCGACAAATGCAGAGTACAAATTAAACGTTCTTGGGCTTCTCCTTCGGCGTGTTTTCCTACGAGCCATGATTTGACGTGTGAATATAGCTCGCTATTGTAGTTTTTCTTTAAATTGTCCGTTGGGGGCGCGTTCGGGTAACTCTGCTTGCATTTTACCAATCAGCATTTGAGCGATTGCCTGTTGTAACGGATTAACTGGTTGCACTCCTTCTAATCCGCCAGATTCTAGCACTTTTTGGATAGCTCCGGCGAGTTTCTCATCAAGTTCTTGGAACAGATCTAGCACTAAACCTGTGCCACGGGATGCGAGAAACAACGTCAACAGGATTGTAGCACCCTGCAACACAACAAAAACAGCTAAGACGGTAAAAAGTGAAACTTGTATCCTCACACC